CCGTTATCTTCACAAGAGCGTCAGGACAAAATCCGTGCGGCTATTTCCGAGCTGATGGCCGCTAATCCAAATGACAAACCTAAATGCCCCGATATTGTCTCCAAAACAGGCATTAAGGATGTCAGCGGCGCAGAACGCGATGCCCTCTGGGAAGAATTAAAGTCAGCCCAGAGCGCAAAATCTCAAGAAGGGAACTAAAAGCATGGGGCAACAATATATCAGCATCAATGATTTGTACGAGCATTTCAGCCAGATTGAAATTGACGATTTGGCAGGTACTGACGAAATAAAAGTCACTTCCATTATATCGTCAGTATCAGCTCTGATTGATGGTTACGTTGCCCCACGCTACCGCTTGCCGCTGGTAAACCAGTACGAAATTCTAAAAGATGCCGCCTGCGATATTGTCTTTTACAAACTTTACAATATCCAACCTCCGGAGAATGCCCGCAAACGTTATGAAGATGCAATGGCTCTTTTGGAACGTATTGCATCCGGCAAGGTTATGTTAAACGAACCAACCGGCGAAGAGAGCAAAGCCCGCACAAAGATTTATGTCAAAAAGAACCCGCGCAAATTCACGATGCAAATGTGGGGAGATTGACAAATGGGTGCTGTCATTAAGGTTGATTTTTCAGGCATATCCAAGCTGCAAAGCGTCATTAGCAATCTCGACCGGCGTTTTTCTCCGGGCAAAAACTTAATGATGTCCATTGCCGCTACATTGCGTTCAACCACCCAAGACCGTTTTTCTACAAAGCTCACTCCTGATGGCAAAACATGGAGCAGTTCATTGGTGAAAAGCGGCGACTTGCGAAAGAAGCTAGATATTGATGCCAACGATACCACGGCAATTGTCGGCTCTAACTTGGAATATGCGGCAATTCACCAATTTGGCGGGGTGATTAAACCCAAAAAGGCAAAAGTGCTTGCTTTTAATGTTGGAGGCAAAAACATTTTTGCAAACAAGGTAACTATTAAAGCTAACCCTTATTTAGGCATTTCAGAGAGTGATGAAGACGAAATTGCCGCAACGATACAAGACTTTTTTGATGAAAGCATCAAGGCATGATTGGAACTGTTGAACAAAAAATTGTCGATTTTCTCAAAAGCGCAAACGATAGCAAAGCTTTGGGCTACAAAGTTGAGAAAATTTCGAGCTACAAAGGTGAGTTTAATTATATTCAAGAGCTTTTGGGCAATTGTCGCAGCGCTATTTTGGTCGCCTTTGCCGGCAAATCCTTAAAACGCCAGCTGCAGGGTATGCGCATATACGATGCCCGTTACTTGGTTGAGGTTTATTCCCGAAACGCAACGCGTAATGAAGCAGACAGCCGTATGGGGCCGGCGGCAGCTTATCAAATGGCTGAAGATGTCGAGGCTCTGCTTAACGGCAACAATTTAGGCGTTTTGTCTGAGGCTTTAGAGCTGCAGCGCATGGATCCGGTGATGAATTCAAAAATAAATTCTTATCATGTCGGCGCTCTTGAGCTGGAATTCTCTTGCGCTATTAAGGTAAAAGCAGCCGATGATGAAGATTATCAAGGTTTACATCCGTTCAAAATCTTGGCCACAACTTGGGATTTGCCTGAGCCGGCCGACCATACATTAATCAATTTACCACAACCAGAGGAGCAAAAAGCTGATGAATAACAAAATTTTTGTAAAGCCAAAGCGTAAAGAGCTGATTGTCATTAAACCTAATGGCCAGCGTCTGAAGGCTGCCGGCGAATATGTTGCGGCAGAAGTCTATTGGCAGCGCCGTATCAACGACAATGAAGTCGAAGTTGTAACCCCAAAGAAAAAAGGAAATTAAAAATGGCTGAGATTACGTTAAGTGAAATTGCCAATGATATTAAAACCCCCGGCGTCTATATGGAAATTGATGACAAGCTTTTAAGTCTTGGTTTGTCAGGCAAAGAAGGGGTTGGTCTCATTCTGGGGCAAAAATTGGCCGAAGGTACGGCTGCATATGACAAGGTTTATACGGTATATTCTCCGGAAGATGCAACGGAACTAGGCGGCGTTGGCTCCGAAATCGACCGTATGGCGCAAATATGGTTCAAAAATAACGAAAATAACGCGTTGAAAATTGTGGCGGTTGAACAGACATCAGGGCAGGCGGCTACCTATAATATTACTCTTGGCGGCGAAAACATCAAAGCTGGACAGACCTATTTGCTGATTGGCGGTTATCTGGTTCAGATTGATGTTGCCGAAGGCGATACGCCGGAAGAAATTGCGGCTGCCTTAATTGAAGGCATCAACGAAACCGGACGTATGCCGTTTACAGCTTCAAGCGTTGCGGAACAAACAAGCCAGTTGTTGTTGACAGCCAAACATAAAGGCACTGCCTATAACAAAATCCCGATGATTTTGAACTATTATGACGGTCAAAAAACAGCATCGGGGCTTACAATCACTATTGCTGAAGGAGCTGAAGGCAGCGGTAATGTTTCTTTGGCGGAAGCTTTAGCTGTTTTGGGAGACGAATATTTTACTGACGGCATTACCAATTATAGCGATGACGCCAATATTCGGCTTCTGCGTGATGTTTTAGCGGAGCGTTTTAAAGCCATGCAGCATAATGCGGCAAGTATTCATCTGCCGTTTATGGGCACATTCTCCGAATATATCACCAAGGCCGCCAGTATCAATTCAATGCATATTGTTTTGCACCCGTGTCTTGAATCTGTCAGCATGCCGGATGAATTTGTCGCGGCTTCTGTGGCAGCTATCACTTATCGCACCCAGCTCAACCCGGGCTTGCAATATCGCGGAATGAAGCTGAACGGCATTCTTCCGGCTAAAAAAGCGTTGACCCAGAAAGAGCGTAATCTGTTTTTGAACAACGGAGTAAGTACTGTCACGGTTGATACTTCCGGCAATGTTTATCTGGAACGCACAGTAACAACCTATGTTAAGAACGCTCAGAACCAAAAAACAGAAAACTGGCTTGACCTTTGTAAAGTTAAGCTGGTCACTTATCTGCGTTACTCTTTCATTAACCATATGGCTGCCGCGTTTCCTTGCTTTAAGCTTGCCGATGATGATTTTGAAGTTCAGGAAGGGCAAGAAGTCGCAACACCGCTGACCATTAAGGCAGAAACCATGGTATGGGCGAAAATGTGCCAGAAAGCCGCATTGATTGAAAAACTCAACGAAATCATCGCTGCTATCAATAGCTCAGACCAGAACCGAGCCGATGAGCTGATCCGTCCGAACCTGATTAATAACCTGATGGTTATTGCAGCCAAAATGCAACCCACTAACTAAGGAGACATAAATGTTTGAATCCGATAATCCAGACGTTTACTACGGTACCGCTACCGTCAAGTGTAACGGCAAAGAAAAAAAGCTTGAAGGCGTTACTTTTAAGCCCTCCGGCGTAAAGTTTGAAGATGTCAATAACGGCAAAGGCTTTGTTCCGAGCGAAACCGGAGCGGTCTTGCGCGGCAAAAAATATTTGTCCCGTGGCGATACCTTTGACACTGAAGACAATGTAACAGTTTTGTTCAAAGCCAATACCGGCCATGCATGGGTAATGAATAATGCCTGCCGCATGGACACCCCGGAATATAACAGGGACGGCTTTGACCTTGAATATCACTCTGCTGAAAGCGAAAGGATATCATAATGGCAAATGCAGTATTCACACTCGTAAAAGGCATCACTGTTGGCGAAATTACCCATAAAGATGTCGAATTAGGCGAATTAACCATTGGCGAAATCTTAAAGGCTGAACAATACGCGGAGGAGCTCCGTGTCATTGACGGAAATCCGGTTGTCATTACCAGTCCGTCTAAACTTGGTCTGGAAATGCTTCGTCTACAAATCAAAAAGTTAGGTGGCCTTGGCATGCCTCTGTCTTCAGAAGAATTCAGCATGTTAAGCCGCACCGATTTGATGCTTCTTCAGTCCGAAGCCCGCAAGCTTGAAACGGCAGCTTATGTCAAAGTCTCAAGCCGGGGGCGAGATAATCAGGGAGCTGCCGGGGCTTTATAAGCTTCTCAAAGCATCCCTGAATCTCGGCATAAACTATACCGATACGCTTAATATGCCGCTTAGCCGATTGTTCTTAATTCATGGTAGTTAATTAATGAAAAATTTAAAA